GTTTGTTGGCGGGGCAATCAACAGATTGGCAAGTTCAAAATTAGCCAATGGCCAATCAATGCCGGCAGGTGGTGAAAACACCAAGCCTCCACCTCCAACATTAGCATCAAACACTCTCCCAACATACGTGCCAACAAAAATGACTATCAGCATAACATTGTTGCCGGTTGTGAGTCGTCAAGCACAAAGCCAGCGATTCAGTGTACGTCAGTATGCCAACGGTGACTTGCTCAAAGGAGGAATGTGGTAATGGCAACTTACAATGCAACCAGCCCATATGCAACCACTGGCTACAGTCAATTCTTTTTGGACACAATGGTCAACAGACCAATACCCAAGCAAAGTGATGATTTGTTGTTTGTTATCAATCAAACTTATCAATATCGTCCAGACCTGTTGGCTTTTGACTTGTACCAAAATAGCGGATTATGGTGGGTGTTTTATCAACGCAACCCAAACACATTGACCAAGCCGCCGTTGGATTTTGTAATGAATACCAATATCTATATTCCTAAATTGAGCACACTGAGATCAGTGTTGGGGTTCTAATCAATGGCAACTGCACAAGAACTTCAAAGTGAGTTGGCATCAAAGACGGCAGAGTCAGATAGATTATTCAATGAATCTACCGCCTTCTACGAAAAAGGAGAAGCTCTACGTAGTCAATTATCTGCATTAATACGTCAAAGCCGTGTGGGCCTTAGCAATGAACAAATTGCAAACATAACCAGTCAGCAAGACGCACTGCGACTGGAAATAAGAACCGTGACTGATAAAGAGGAAGCATTGGCTAGACAAGCCGCTCAACTGGCCAGAGAGGTAAAACAGTTAGAATTTGATTTAAAAAAAGCACAGCAAGATGCAGCTGCCAAAGAAGCAGAACTCGACAATACACCGGGCAGTGCCGGCAGCGGCGCGCCAACACAGTCACCAGAGTTGCCGCCTGCCAGTGTCAACGAACGGCTCGATACCCAACAAGCGGCTGCGTTAGCAGGCGAAACAGAAACTGGGACTAACCCTCCTGTAAAAAAACTAACAGAAACACAAAGTGTATCCCCCGATGACAGCAATGCTGACCCGGGTGTTATAACCAGTCCGTACTATGCACCTGGCACTGGTGCTGACACAGCCGACCCATCACCGCCAACTGCAGGCGGCACTCCTGGAGTTGGTGCACAAGGCGAAGACGGACAAACAGCCACCAACACAACAAGAATTCTCAATTCGTTTAACAAACAACCGTTTGCACCGCAACCAAACGTGCTGGATCAATACGCCAGTTATACATACAACATTGGATGGTATTTGTTAAAGCCCAATGCATACGCAGAAATGCAAAAAAGTCACAAACCAGTGTTGAGCAACTATAGTTTGTTGATACAAAGCGGTGGTGCAGCATCTGATTTTGGCGACATAAAAAATAATATTGTGGGACGCAGTCCGTTTTTTAAAAACGATTACTACATTGACAATTTGAAAATTGAAAGCACAGTAACTGGCAAAGGCAGTAACCTAGCACACAATGCAAATTCGTTAGAATTCACTGTGACAGAACCTGCTAACATAACATTGATTGACAATTTGTGGAAAGCAGTAAAAGATCAATATCAAAACACAGAAGTTCCGTATTCTACTGCATTTTACGCATTGGTTATTAGATTTTATGGTTATGACGAAGAAGGAAAAATAGCACAAGCAGCAAACAACAATGTTGTGGTTGAAAAAATTATACCTTTTAAAATTGCCGATATTAGCTTTTCGGTTGCTAATAAATTAGTTGAATACACTGTCAAAGGCACAGCAATTCCCTATCTGGTCGGCTTTGGTGCCAATTTGGGTGTGGTAAAATCAAACATTGAAATTTCTGGGGCGACAGTAAAAGATTTGCTGACCAGTGGTGTGGTATTAGCAGAAGTTTCACCGTCGGATGGCAGAAAAACTTCTACAGTGCCCGATGGCAGACATTCTAGATTAAATGCATCAACAGACCCTCGATCCACAACTTACAATCCTGAACTAGCAGCCGATCAACTGTTGAACTCCGCTGATCCTTATATAGGAGGAGCATGATATGGCAGATGTACGTAAATTAAACGAATCAGCTACTGCCGCATACAATGCGTCAAATGAATTTTCAGGAATGGACGAACAATACAGTTCGCCGGCTGCTGCACCAGCATCAAATCCACCCAAGGCAAATGCTGCACCCAGTGTAAGTAAAAATGTTGCAGTCGGCCTTATTGCCGCACTAAACAAACAAGAAGCTGATATGGTAAAGGATGGCCCCTTTACAAAAGCTAATGTGTACAACATAGAGTTTGCTCCTGCTATTCTCGGAGATGCTCGTGTTGTCAAAGGCGGCAAGCCTAACAAATCTAAGACACCAATGCAACGGTCCAAGAACCCTGCAGACAAGGTCAATCCTAAAAGTAATTCAGCTGATTACGATGTAAGAACATTTAGCATTACTGCGGGCACACCAATTGTAACAGTGCTGGATGCTATATTAAAAAACAGCAGTTACATCACTGACCAAGCAAACGTAATAATTGATGAAGTAACACAAGAAACAAAGCCGCAAAAACCGCTAGGCGATTTAGCATGGTATAAAATTTCTGTTCAGACTACTCCCATTGAATTTGATCCCGGACGTAGAGATTTTGTGTACAACATCAAATATGTCATTAGTACATACGGCATCAACGACATGAACAGTGAGTTTTATCCTGAGGCAAGATTACGCGGCCGACACAAAAGTTACAAATACTGGTTCACTGGTGAAAATACGCAAGTGACACGGTTTGAACAACAGTTTAATAAATTGTACGCAGTGACATTTACTAATCCTGACACACTATCAAGAACTCGTGCTGCAACAAATCATAGAGAAAGTCCTACTTATGTGTATCAAGCAGCAGTGGGCAGCAGTAGCAGTCAAGGTGCCGAAGGCAAGTCTAATTCAATAGGTGCGTCGGCAGCTGATTACTTGTATAGTCCAACAGATATTGCTAGGACTCGTATAGGATTAATTGGTGATCCTGCGTGGTTACAGCAAGGAGAGTCGTCAACCGGGATAGATTCTTTAAACTTTAATTTTAATCCTTTTGAGCCAGACGGTGCAATAAACTTTGACGCACAAGAAATTATTTTTGACTTGCAATGGAATCCCGGAGTTGATTATGATGTAAATGGCACAGGGTTAGCAAATCCAAATGTTGGACAAGATCCACAAGCAATTTACACTTACAAAGCTGCAACCGTTACTAGCACCTTTAGTCGCGGAAAATTCGAACAAGAGTTAACTGGTGTGTTAGTGCAATTGCCGTTGCCCGAAGACAAAAAAGCAGTTAATGGAAGTACATACGACGACGGACCGTTAAGAGCAGTTAGAGCAGCTGAGGGGAATAGACTAGTAGCCGGGGATAGACCGGCAGCAGGGTCAACAGCACAACAAGTCAGAGATGCCGAAGTTTTAAAAATCAACGAAGATGCTACAGCAGCATACAACGCATCAAACGAATTTTCTGATATTGATCCTCTCGAAAACTCAGTACAACTACCATCCATCCGTCCGTTTACTCCGGGCGAACCCGATAGCACCTCGGCCTTCAATGCAGACGATCCAGAAGCACAAGTGTTTGTACCGTCGTTTGCACCTCCGCCTAAATTACGCCCTTCTGCTGCCTCAGACGTTAATTCAGCAGTAAACGCAGATGATCCAGAAGCACAAATTTTCAATAACCAGCTAATGTCTAAAGACGATTAAGGATAAACAATGGCAGATAATATTCAACGAAACAAAGGTGTAGCATCTAACTACAAGTTTGATCGCGGCGGCATGTCCGCAATATTTGGCCCATTTGTTGGCGTAGTAAAAAACAATGTTGACCCCACTAGACAAGGTCGTTTACAAGTGTTTATTGAACAGCTTGCTGGCACCAATCCAGAAGACGAAACCTTATGGCGCACTGTCAGCTATTGTTCGCCATTTTACGGAGCCACTCCACCGCAACCAGGTAAAAAAGGTTCAACCGATACTGTTGGCGGATACCTAGACGGAAACCCACAAAGTTACGGCATGTGGTTTACTCCACCTGATCTTGGAGTTAGTGTATTGTGTTTCTTTGCAGGCGGCGATCCAAACTTGGGTTACTATATGGGGTGTATTCCTGATCAAGGAATGACACACATGATTCCAGCTATTGGAGCAAGTACAAAATTTGATTTACAAAATAGCGATCAAAAAAGTTATTACTTGGGCGCAACAGTACTGCCAGTTACTGAAATCAATCCAAACAACGAACAGATTGACGACAACCCGCAGTTCTATAATCAACCAAAACCAGTACATAGTTTTTTAGCAGCCGAAATGTTCCAACAAGGCACATTGGCAGATCCACAACGTGGTCCCATCAGTTCAACAAGTCAACGCGAAAGTCCTAGTGCAGTTTTTGGAATCAGCACCCCGGGTCGTGCGGTATACAACGGCGGTGTTACCGAAGCCGATATTCAAAAACGTATTGCAGACAATTCTCTTACATCAAGTGACGTAAACGTAATTGGACGTCGAGGCGGACATAGTCTTGTCATGGACGACGGCAATATTGAAGGCAAAGACAATCTTGTGCGTGTCCGTACCAGCGGCGGTCATCAAATCACAATGAGCGATGATGGTAATTTTTTGTACATCATCCATGCCAATGGACAGGCATGGTTAGAGTTAGGACAAGAAGGCACACTGGATGTGTACGCCACAAACTCTGTGAATGTGCGTACTCAGGGCACAATCAATCTGCATGCAGATGAAGATATCAATATGTTTGCTGGAGGTAAAATCAATATGAAAAGTGCAGGCGGCACAACCATTGAAACTGAAAAGAAATTGACGCTGTTAAGTACCGAAGAAACTATTATGTATAGCAAAGCTCGCATTGCTGTTCGGGCCGATGGCAGTTTGGCTTTGGTAAGCAGAAAAGGATCGTGGAATGCCGGCTCTGACATGACGTTACAAGCCGGAGGCATTGACCTCAATGGTGGATCAGCAGAAAATGTAGAACCACCAAAGAAATTAGAAAAACGAGTAATGCCCAACACAGAATTTAATCAGGCAACAGGTTGGCAAGTTGCACCTGTCGGATTAGAAAGTATTGTGACACGGGCACCCACACATGAGCCTTGGCCGTTCCATAACCAAGGTGTAAGTGTTGAAGTAAAAATGGAACCAGGACAACCGTCGACCCCGCCAAATACAGCATCATTGCCACCAGGATTTAAAGGAACAGTATCATAATATGGCCAAGTTTACTTTTAATCTTCCCAATGGAAAGCTATTTACATTAGAAGCGCCAGCTGGAACTACCGCTGCCCAAGCTGAACGAGTTTATCTTGAGCAGTTGGCAGCAGGCGCATTTATTGGTTTAAGTGCCGGCGATGTGTTAGAATCGCCAACCACCACTGGTGTACAGTTTGCATTGTCAAGGCTTGACAGAGGGACAGCAGGTGTTCCGAATATTCCGTTATTGGCCATTTATAATGATGGTATAATTTCTTCGTTGCCAACGCTGGCCAACGTTCCGATCAACAACGGCATTACTGTTTCTGATTATGTTGACACATCTGTTGTAACTGAACCAATTGGTCCGCTATCTGCTACACAAGTACAAGCAGTGATGGCAGCGGTAGCCGCAAGTGTATGCCAACCTGCTGACGTGATCACCAATGCACTCGGCGTTGGCAAATACGGGTTTAATGCAGAACAACTCGAAGCCGCAGGTTATTTAAAACCTGGCGTCGCGGCTAAATTTTTACAAGGACCATAATGGCTTACGATAGAGAAGAAGATATTGCAAAAGTATTGGCCAGTAATCCAGGGATGACTCGTGCGGAAGCAGAAGCGCAAATTGACCGTAATACGGCACTAGTTGGCTCAGGTCTAATGAATCCAAGTAATTTTACCAGCGTATTGGGCAGTCCCAGCGTATGGACTGGCAAAGACGGTGTAGCCGGGGTAACTGCGTTGCTGTCAAATCCAGCACTACAAGATAAAGTTCAATTTGGACTTATGAAAAACAGTTTTGATACGTTGGTTAAGACTGGACAAATTGTAACACCTTCGACAGATACAACAGCACCCATTGGACAATTGTATGATGCAGCAGCCAATGCCGGTAAAAATTTAATATCAATGAGCGCCGGGCTTGCGGCAGCGCCCAAGGTACTAAGCAATTTCTCTAGCAGCGGGTTACAAAATTCATTGGCGTCGTTAAAAGACAAAGCAACCAGCGCTCTTGATAATATAGGATTGGCTGCCGGCACCGGAGTTGGTAGTTTAGGCTCGACAATAAGCGGCAGTATTGATTCTGCTGTGAATTTATTAAATGATCCCAATGCACCACCATACACAGGCGACGATCCTATTATTAGAGCAAGACTAGGATTACCTGCTGTGGGACAAGTTGGCCTAGATGCCTTTGGTGGCCCCAGTTCAGCAATAGCGGCCAATAGCGGTGCAGCAGACCTCGGCGGATTGTTGGCCAATGCTAGTAAATTTGGTGTGGACACAGCAGTTGAATGGGCAAAAGGAGCAGGAAATTCTGCACTTGATGCAGTCAATGGTATTGCCGACGGCATAACATCGTCTATAGATGGCATTACCAGCGGCTTGCAGTCTATACCTGGATCGTTGTCGGGCCTTAAAGGCAGCGCAGAGGCATTGGCAATAAGTTTAAAACCCCAAATGGATTCATTGGCCAAACAAGGACAATTTGCAGTTAATTTTAGTGATTTCAAATTGCCAGCCGCTGTAGCAGGTGTTGTACCGGCTGCAGGGTTTAAAGCAACTGTTGATAGATCAACATTGAATTCTGCATTTACCAAACTGGTGGGCAGTGCTAAAATAGCTGTACAAGGATTTAGTCCGCAGGCAATTGATAATTCTACATTAGAAAAAGCAGGCAATCAAGCCAAGAGCATACTCAGCGGGGCGTTTCCCGGCGGCCTTGATAGTTTACAAAGTCTAGGCGCAGGACTTGACAGAGGTGTTAATGCGTTAGGCGATCCTAACGCACCCCCGTACACCGGCGACGATCCTATTATTAGAGCAAGACTAGGATTGCCACCTGTGAATGAGTTAGACGACAGTGACTTTGCCTAAAATACAAGTAAATACAACTATGACAACATTCAGAGGTTTCAACACAATAGGACAAACAAAGAAATTTACTTTGGTAGATTTTGAGTTGGTCAAGCGTGATCTATTAAATGCACTCAATATAACACAAGGGCAACTTGTTGGCCGTCCTGGGTACGGAACCATGATATGGAGTTACATATTTGAAAATCAAACACAAGACACAGAACGTGCCATACTAGCAGAAATACAACGAGTAGCCAGCTTGGATCCAAGAATTTATTTGCAATCTGCCAACATGTACCCGCAACTGAATGGTATATTGATCGAAATTGAACTGATGTTGGTCCCAGGGCAAACAACTGAATTTTTATCTTTGTACTTCGACCAACAAACCGCCAGCGCAAGCTACGCATAAACATAAACTGGGCGGTTTATTTTCGCCATAAATAATCTACAAGATGGATTATTATGGCAAAAACTACTAGACAAACCGCAGTATTTGGAGTTGAAGATTGGAAACGAATCTATCAAACTTACCGCGAAGCTGACTTCCAAAGCTATGACTTTGAAACTCTCCGCAAGAGCTTTGTTGATTATGTACGATTGTACTATCCAGAAACATTCAATGACTACATTGAATCATCAGAATTTATTGCCATACTAGATGTAATGGCATTTATGGGCCAGTCATTGGCCTTCCGTACAGATTTAAACACTCGCGAAAATTATTTAGACACTGCTGAACGTCGTGACAGCGTGGTCAAACTTGCAAACTTGGTAGGTTACACCCCCAAGCGCAACACCGAAGCCAACGGATATCTCAAAGTATTTTCAATACAAACAACAGAAAATGTCATTGACTACAACGGCATCAACTTGGCCAACATTACTGTTAACTGGGCCGACCCCACAAACTTTGACTGGCAAGAACAATTCAATGCCATTATAAATTCTGCACTAGTAAACACTCAGCGTGTTGGCCGCCCTGGTAATAGAACAACAATTCAAGGTATTCGCACAGATGAATACACAGTCAACTTGGTACCAGGATTCCTGCCTGTGATTCCATTTAGTGCAGTGGTTGATGGTGTCAACATGCCGTTCGAAGCTGTGAGTGCCACTGCCACCGGATTACCTGCAGGTGTAGAGTATGTTTACGAACCAAGCCCACAGCCCAACGGACAGTTTGGCATGCTGTTCCGAAACGACCAATTGGGTTTTGCGTCTGCTGACACTGGTTTCTTCTTTTATTTCAAACAGGGCGTATTACAGAATCAAGATTTTAATTTGCCTGAGCGCATTGCCAACCGCGCAGTCAACGTCAACATTGAAGGTGTAAACAACACAGATCGCTGGTTGTATCAGTTGGACAACGTTGGGAATATTGCCCGCGAATGGGATTATGTCGAAAGCGTTTACACTGCCGCGGTTGAACAACAAGAAAACCTGCGTCCTATATATTCAGTTGCCAGTAGAGCAAATGATCAAATTACATTGAACTTTGGCGACGGCGTTTTTTCCGAAATTCCTGTGGGATTTTTCCGTTCTTATGTTCGTTCATCAAATGGATTGCAGTATATTATCAATCCAGAAGAAATGCAAAATGTGATTTTAAGTATCAGTTATGTTAGCCGCACTGGCCAATTAGAAACACTGACAGTTACTTGTGGCATCACAGCACCAGTGAGCAATGCACTTGCTCGTGAAACGATCGACGAAATCAAGCAACGTGCCCCGGCTCGTTACTATACGCAAAACCGTATGGTCAACGGCGAAGACTACAACAACTTTCCGTTTACTGCCTACAATTCAATTATCAAATCCAAAGCACTCAACCGTGCATCAATTGGTACAAGTCGCTATCTTGACTTGGTTGACAACACCGGCAAGTACAGTTCTACCAATACATTTGGCAGCGACGGTGCGTTGTACGAATCAAACGAATTGCCAACATTTTTGTTTAGCTGGTTAACAACCAATGACATCAGTGATGTGCTTTCTAATCGAGTCGAGCCGTTGATAGCAACAGAAGCTGCCAAGCAATTTTATTATGCAAATTTTCCAAGACCATCATTAACTGCGTTGGCAGTCAGTTGGAATCAAAGTACAACATTGGCCAATGAGACAACTGGTTATTTTAAAAATACCGCCGGGAATCCTGTGCCAGTGGGCACATATTCCAGCAACAATATGCAATATGTGCAAATTGGCAGTTTGATTAAATTTAGATCCCCAACTGGTTATTACTTTGATGCCAACAATAGATTGGTATTGGGCACACCCACAAGAGCAGACGAAAAATTGACTATTTGGGCTTCTGCTACTGCGGTATATCTTGATGGAACCAATCAAGGCCGAGGCAACTTCACCAATGGTCTAGGTCCAGTTGTGCTCAACAACTATGTTCCAACAAATGCACAATGTGTTGAAGTTATTCCTTTGTTTGTAACTGATTTAGGAACAACTGTTAAACAAAATGCACGGTCACAGATTGAACTATACCGCAATTTTGGTCTAGGTTACAATAACTTAACCAACACCTGGTATGTGATCACTGCATCAAATCTTGCAGTCAATGCTGCCTGGAGTCAGGATTATGCACAAGACACGTCAGGTGCCAACCTTGATGCAAGTTGGGTTGTACAGTTTGTCACAGATGGCGAGTCGTACACAGTAACAACACGAGCACTCAACTACTACTTTGGCAGCGTTCTCGAAACACGATTTTTCTTCTACGGCGACGAGCAAGTGTACGACAGTCGCACAGGAACAGTTATTCGTGATTTTGTAAGAGTGTTGAAAACAAATAGCCGCCCTGATTCAAACTTGCCACTCGACAGCGATGTTACAATGCGTATTATTGCACAACCAGTGCTGTCAGACGGCTATGTTGATGACTATCAGGTATTGGTATCGTGGCAAGACAAAGATGCCGATGGCGTTCCTGATAATCCAGATTTCTTTGACGAAATTGTTGCTCCAGATGTGGCTGCAACTACCAAATTGGTATTCTTCCAAAAGATTGTGGACTTTGATAATCTTGAGCGTTATGTTTTGGTTGCATCAGGAATTGTCAATGACCAGTATGCTACATTAGATGATATCACATTAGAAAAAGCTCAATACGTTGTTGGACAAGTTTTCTATGCGTACACAGACAAGTTATTTTATATTTTAAGTTTGACCGCATCTGGAACAACTGCATTGGTAGCAACAACAGAATATCAAACTCGTGTTGGTCGACAAGATTTATACTTTCAGTATCGTCACAACAGTGCATTGACCAATCGCATTGATCCTGGCTCAACAAACATCATTGATTTGTATGTGGTAACGCAAGACTATTATACTTCTTATAGAAATTATATTCAAGACTCTACCAACACAGTGGCAGAGCCAATACCCCCCACAATTGATCAGCTAAGTACAGAGTATGCAGGATTACAAAATTATAAAATGATCTCGGACAACATGATTGTGAATCCTGTGAAGTTTAAACCATTGTTCGGTGCCAAAGCAGCCGAACAATTACGAGCAACTATCAAAGTTATTCGTGCTAGTAATTCAACTGCATCTATCAGTGAAATTAAAAGCACTGTGGTAGCCAACTTAGATGCGTATTTTGCAATTGAAAATTGGGACTTTGGTGATGTATTTTACTTTTCAGAACTTTCAGCATACTTGCACCAACAAATGGGTGACATTGTGAGTTCTGTTGTATTGGTTCCGCTAAACCCACAAAAGAGTTTTGGTGATCTATACGAAATTAGATCAGCACCTAACGAGATATTTGTCAACGCTGCCACAGTGGTCGACATTCAAGTTATCGAAGCATTAACAAGTACTAACCTTAGAACTGCCCCAGGCAGCGGAGTAATTTAATGGCAAAAGTGAGAACGGTAGATTTCTTACCTGAAATATTTCAAACATCTACAAACAAGCAGTTTTTGGCTGCTACATTAGATCAACTGGTTCAAGAACCAAAATTTAAAAAGACACAAGGTTTTGTTGGCCGTCGTGTTGGCCCGGGCGTTGACGCCAGCAGTCAATATGTAGTCGAGCCAACAACTGACCGCCGAAACTATCAGTTAGAACCTGGTGTTGTTATGTTGAAGACTGATAGTGACACAGTCGAAGATGCCATTACATATCCTGGCATCAGTGATGCGCTGGCCACTCAAGGGGCGTTTACTGACAACAGCGATCGACTTTACACCAGTCAGTATTATACATGGAATCCACAAGTTGACTTTGACAAGTTTGTAAACTTTAGTCAATATTATTGGTTACCAGCAGGGCCGTCATCTGTTGACGTAGGCGCCACTGCTATTCCACTAACAGCCAATTATACAGTTACACGAGCAAATGGCGTATACACTTTTTCTAACTACACCACAAACAATCCGGCCATTACTCTTGTTCGAGGCGGCAACTACACATTTAATGTAGCACAAAACAATAAAGAATCGGTAAATTTTCGTGTCACGTCAACTGGCATATCTGCATACGTAATTGACTATGTGCCAAATCCGGCATTGACACTGATTCGTGGCAACACTTATGTCTTCAACTTAAACCTTGATGTAGCATCGCCTTTTTGGATTAAATCTGCTCCTAGTCAAGGCACAGGCGATCAATACAACACAGGCGTAAGTCGCAACGGATCACAAACTGGAAATATTACATTTACTGTTCCACAGGACGCACCAGATAATTTGTACTATGCCAGCGAAACGCAATTCAACATGCAAGGAACATTTGCAATTGTAGACGGCACACCTGGTACAGGACCCGGCTTTTGGATTCAAGCAGAACCTGGTGTCACTGGAACTCTTCCGTATGCACCCAACATCAGCAGTAGAGACGTGTTGGGTGTATCTAACAACGGTGAAGATCTTGGCACAGTCACATTTGATGTTCCATCGGCAACCGCACAAAGTTTTTATTATTCACTACCTAGCATCGGATCAGTTGATTTAATAACTAATTTAAAATTTGAACAAATTAATAATCAATTTTTAACTGAGTTTTTGACACAAAATCCAAGTGGCATCGATGGCATTACCAATTTAGATGGCCGCACAGTTGCATTTATTAATAATGCCGATCCTGACCAAGGCGGGTGGGATGTTACTACACAATTTGATCCGTTGATCAACACAGGCGGCGGCGTTGCCGGAGCCGGTTCTTTTGACAGCATTCCGTTTGCACAAGCAACGCCGTTGACTCAGGCACAACGTTACAGTGTATGGAGAATTGAATATGTTACCACAACAGACGGCCAACAATACATTAGATTGAACAGCGTATTGTCTGTTGATAATTTGAACAAATTTAACATATTGTTTGGAACTGAATACTCAAATACCGAATGGTATAAAAATGCCAACGGTGTGTTTGAACAGATTCCTTTGCTGACAGCAATTAAAGATGTTTTATATTACCAGGACGGCACTGACCCAGAAATATTTGGACAGATACGAGTAATTGACCAAGATCAGGCTGCTACAATTTTTATCAGCGACATCATTGGACAACCTGCATATACCAGTCCGACCGGAGTAAAGTTTACCAATGGTCTTAAAGTGCAATTCCGCGGAACAACATTTCCTGCCAGTTACGAAAATCAAGAATACTATGTCGAAGGTGTAGGAACTGCAATTAAATTATTACCAGTTGCTGATTTTATTACTCCCGAAACATATACACAAAGTGCAAGTGTTCCGTACGACAGCATTGGGTACGACGTTGGAAATTATGATGCCACAGACAATGCTCCGCTGGTTCCTGACTATTTGACAATTAATCGTGCCAGTCCTGATTTAAATGCGTGGACACGCTCTAACCGTTGGTTCCACGTTGATGTTATCAATGCCAGTGCCGCATATAACAATACTGTAGCAGTGCTGAACAATGAATTCAGAGCCAAGCGCCCAATTTTAGAATTCAATGCTGGCACAAAATTATTTGGATTCGGTACACAAGGCAAACAGCCAGTTAATATTGTTGATTTTAATTCAACCGACGCATTTAGCAATATCAACGGCTCAATTGGGTACAGCACCGACGGGTATACACTTATCACCGGCAGCCGCATTATTTTTGCCAATGACTCAGACTTACAAGTTCGTAACAAAATATACGAAGTGACATTTATTGAGCCCGACACAGTTGATCCATTGATTAACCAACCTATTATAAATTTAACACCTGCGTATGATTCTACTGTACTTGTTAATCAAACTGTAGTTGCACTAAGCGGAATAACTCAACAAGGGTTGAGTTATTACTTTGACGGTGTCAATTGGATACTGGCGCAAGAAAAGACTTCTGCCAATCAGGCACCTTTGTTTGATGTGTTTGATTCTGCTGGTGTAAGTCTCAGCAATCAAACATCATACCCCAGTAGTACTTTTGTTGGCAGTAAGTTATTCAGCTATGCAACAGGCACAGGAACAGCAGACCCTGTATTAGAATTTCCAATTCGTTACCTGAGTCTTGCCAACATCGGCGACATTGTGTTTGATAACAATTTATATACTGATACATTTAATTATGTAACCGGTACCACTGGCGTTGTTGGCAATGTCAGTGATGGTTTTGTGTATCAATATGCTGATCGTGTTTTATATGCACGCAAAATTGGATGGGAAGTTGCTGTCACACCTAGTCAAATACGACAACAGTTCCAGTTTGTTTATGACGGACGCTCTTTACAATTAGACATTGTTGTTCCTGAAAACAATGTAGTCCCTGCAATTTTGTTGTATGTGGCCAATGAGTTTGTGTTGCCCCAAGATTACACAGTCACAAGAAACGCAGCCACAACTGTGATTACGCTGAGTAAAATTTATGTTCCTGACTCTGTAATTGAAGTGCAGGTGTTAAGTGGCCAAGTTAGCAAAACGGGATTTTATGAAGTTCCTGTTAACTTGGAAAATAACCCGTTCAACGCAAACAGTCCTTCGTTCACACTTGGCACAGTCAGAACACATTACGAAAGTATTGCAGAAAATCTAATAAATTTCTCTGGCAGCATCAACGGCTCTAACAATACCCGAGACTTGGGCAATATCAGCCGGTATGGCACAACAATATTGCAACAAAGTTCTCCAATGACGCTGGCTGGCTTCTTTATGAGAGAACCCGAGTATAATATCTTTAAGTCATTAGAGTTCAACGATAGAGAATACAATAAATTCAAGAATAGAATGTTAGAAAATTCTATTCTAAGTGAATGGGGCACATATACAACAAGTCAGATTCTTGATTCTATCATCACTGACATGAGTTTGGGCAAATCAAATGTAAACAGCTTTTTCTACAGCGACATGATTCCGAGTGGAAGTGTGTATACAGAAGTTGACCATACTGTAACTCCAATTACTACTGGTGTGTTTGATACTGTTCAAACATACACATTTACATCTGCCAACTTCTTGGGTTTGTTGGTTTATCTAAACGGCAATTTATTAACATTGAACCACGATTATACAGTGGCCACAGATGGACCACGTATTGACGTATCTGCAACATTGGCCGTTGGTGACATTGTCACCATCCGTGAGTACACCACAACCACTGGCAGTTTTGTTCCCAATACTCCCACCAAGTTAGGTTTATATCCAGCATTTAAACCTGAAATGTTCCTGGACACAAACTATGTCAATCCCACAATGGTCATCCGCGGCCATGACGGCAGTATCACCGCTGCCTTTGGCGACATGCGCGACGATGTACTGTTAGAATTCGAACGTAGAATTTTTAACAACTTAAAAACACAAGGCAATCCTGTGCCGCTTGTTGCCGAAGATGTAATTCCCGGCTACTTCCGTACAACCGATTACACTGCTGCCGAAATTACAAACATACTTGGTGAAAGTTTCTTGACCTGGGTTGGCCAAAACAAAATAGATTATAAAACTCAACAATACATCAGTAGTAACGAGTTTACATACAATTACAGCCAGGCCGGAGACAAACAAAAGAATCAACCGTTGCTTGGTGCATGGCGTGGAATTTACAGAGACTTTTACGATACATTAACTCCTGCTACCACACCATGGGAAATGGTTGGATTTAGTCAACAGCCCACCTGGTGGACCGGCCGTTACGGCCCTGTGCCTTACACAAGTGATAACTTGGTGCTTTGGGATGATATGCAAGCAGGATATGTCGCCGACCCTGCAGGACCTTATGTACTTGAAAAATACAAACGTCCAAACTTGTCAACATATTTTATTCCTTCTGGATCAGAAGGTGCATTGTTGTCACCACTACAAAGTGTAGTTGGGTCTTATGATCCTAATGCTTTCCGTAAGAGTTGGGTAGTCGGGGATGGCGGACCTGCCGAAGCTGCGTGGTGGACAAGCAGTAGCTATCCATTTGCTGTTATGCGTTTACTAGCGTTAACACGCCCCGCAGAATTTTTCAGCTTGTTTGCCGACCGCGATCTTTACAAATACAATGCCGAACTTGAGCAATATCTATACAACGGACGTTATAGATTAGATGCCAATGGCGTTCAAGTGTATGGCGGACATGTGTCTGCTGCTACCAATGGAACTATTACGCCTGTTAGCAAAGCAAGTTACATTAACTGGATTGTAGATTACAATCAACAGTTGGGCATCAACTCAACTAATGCATTAGAGGATGCATTGGCAAGTCTTGATGTTCGCTTGTGCTGGAGAACAGCCAGCTTTACAGACAAACAATACCTCAAAGTATACACAGAGCGTTCTAGCCCTGATAGTCAGAACTCAAGTTTACTATTGCCAGACGAAAGCTACAATTTATTATTGTACAAAAATGTACCGTTTAGTTCTGTAGCGTACAGTGCTGTTATTGTGCAAGCAGTTGAGAATGGATATGCTGTTCTTGGATACAGCACCACTGACCCGTATTTTAATATTTTGGCCAGTCGCACCAATGGTCAATTACAAACAGTTGCATCAGGCGGCAGCAGTGTTCGTGTACCAAAACAATACACAACAGATGTTGTGCAAGTGCCATACGGGTTTGTATTCACAAATCAATCGTCAATGGTTGACTTTTTGTTGAGTTACGGTCAATACTTGACCACCCAAGGATTAATATTTGGCGAAGACAGAGAAAACGGATATCCGCTTGATTGGCAACAAATGGCCAGAGAATTTTTATATTGGGCCAACCAAGGATGGGGTGTCAATAGCTTAATTAATTTAAACCCGGCAGCGACACAGTTGATTGCTGAACAACCAGGTGCGGTCATTGACAATGTCATGATGCAAAACATTGAAAATATAATGTTGGATCAAAACCGCCAGCCGTTTGATGCTAGAAATTTAATTATTGAACGTTTAGAAAATAGATTCAGTGTAACCAGCACCGACGGCCGAGCAATTGCGTATGCTAACTTGCGCTATACAAGTTACGAAAATCTTGTAATTCTCGACAACGTTAGTATTTTTAACGACTTGATATATAACCCAACAACTGCTGCAAGACAAAGTCGTATCAACGTTGTAGCAATGACCACCACCGAGTGGGAAGGAACATTAAATGCACAAGGATTTATTCTTAACCAAGACAACGTGCAGAGTTGGATACCAAATCGCAAGTACGCCAAAGGCGAAATTGTAAATTTTAAAAACAACTACTGGTCTGCGCAAACAATCGTGCAACCCAAAAGAGAGTTTGCGTATTCTGATTGGATCAAGAGTGACTATACCAAAATACAAAAAGGATTGTTGCCCAACATTGCCAACAAAGCAGATCAATTGGCCAACAGTTACGATACACAAACAGCTAACTTAGAGGGCGACAATGATTTGTTAAGTTATGGATTGATCGGATTCCAGCCACGAGACTATATGGTTGCGTTGAATCTTGACGACACAAGCCAAGTTAATTTATATCAACAATTTATTGGAACCAAAGGCACAACGCTTGCTACTGAAATATTTACAGGTGCAAACCTTGGCAAGGAAGTTGCCGATTATCAAATTTACGAAAACTGGGCTATCCGTCGTGGAACGTATGGCGCCAACGCAAACCGTAGCTACTTTGAGTTGCAACTAAACGAATCATTTTTACAGAGTGATCCTTCGACAATCCAAGTTATCAATGTTGGCGAAACAAGTGTAGCAAATCAGACTGTGTTCTTGAATGATGTATGGAGTCAAAGCTATAAATTAACATCGCCAAATATCCTCCCTACAACAACGTCCACGGTTACAGATACAGCCTTGCCAAGTGCAGGCTATGTAAACATTGACGATGTTGACATCACAGTATTTTCATTAGATGACCCAAGCACTATTGCAGCCGAGCTTGACAATGTCGGTGACGGCACACGTATTTGGGTAGCCAAAACAAACAGCTTTGACTGGAATGTATATCGTGCAACACAAACACCAGGAAAAATTAATCGGGTAAGTGATAACCTTGACGGAACAAGTGTAGTTACATTCTCGGCAGTACACAATCTGAATCGAGGCGATTTGTTGATTGTTCGCTTCTTCAACGAATCATTTAATGGTGTATACCGCGTGTTAACAACACCCAAGCCAACTACATTAACAGTGGCATATGCTTTCCCTAACGGTGGTCAAACCACTGCAACTGGATCTGGTTTAGCATTTTATCTTGACACAATGCGTGTATCGCAAGCAAGTGATATTGGCTCGTTATCATACGCCAATGACTTGGTGCCGGGCGCATTGGCCTGGGTTGACAACAACGGCGCCGGGTTATGGGAAGTATTAGAAAAACAAGATGTATTTGGCGATAGCCAGTCTTTATCACAATCTATACCTGTAGAAAATACCAGTTACGGCACAAGCGTTGCACAAACGTACAACAATCTTGGCGCATTGATTGGGGCACCTGCTTATTTCAACGATTCAACTGGTACAGCAACAGGCGCAATATATCCTTATCAACGTGGCACAACAGGAACATACATAGAAGATAATTTATTGTTCTTGACTGCACCCGGAACATTGGGTTACGGAAACGATATTGATTTTGGCAATCAAACATGGGCAGTAGCAGGAGCAAGTCTCAGTGCCAGTGGTGTTGGATATGCATCAATTATTAATAGAAGCGAGTCAGGTGTTTTTACACAGCCTCAGTTGCTAGTTGCACCAGACTATGCTGCCAGTGCAGGAAGTTTTGGTACGTCAGTTGCAATAAGCAAAGACGAACGTATTGTTTATGTCGGTGCACCTGCTGAAAATGCAGTTTATGCATACGGGCGTGTTGATTCGTCATTGCAGTCAGTTACGTACACAGCAAATGGGGTAACACAACAATTCACATACGCAGACGATATTATTATTGATTATACGCAGCCAGGACAATTGGTAGTTGTTGTCAACAACACTGCACAAACAGAAGGTATTGATTACACAGTAGGCGCAAGTGCAGTGCTGTTTACTACTGCTCCTGATTCTGGATTAACAATTGTAATTGCACGTCGAGACTCGGTTCAACTTGACAATCAAGTTTACTACGGCGTAACACAAGATTCTACGTCTGGTTCCGGTTCACAAGCAACATTTACAGTTGACCGCACCCGCGGAACATATGTTGTATCATTGACTGCTCCTGGATTAAGTTATGCACCCGGCGACACTCTCACAATCAATGCTGCCACCATCGGCGGTGGCACATCCCCGGCCAATGATTTGGTTATCACAGTCGATACTGTGACTGTTGGTGGCATTGTGACATTTACACCTGCCGGGTCTGGTGTCAACAACACAACTAACTTTGATTTAGCAGAGTATTTGTATACTGCAACAACTACCAACTCGTTCACATTAACAGTTGACGGCGAAGTACAGCGTCCTTACATCGATTATACATTTACTGGCACAACAGTCACATTCGAAGCTGGTTCAAATCCAAGTCCTAGCGCCATCATTATGGCATCTGCCAACACATATTTTAAATACGTTGATAAAATTGACGGCCCGGCCGGCAGTGCTAACTTTGGTTATAGTGTTGCTGCATCAACTGATGGACGTCAAGTTGTAATTGGTGCGCCGACCACCACTGTCAGTACGTTAGAATCAGGCAGCACATATGTTTACGATCGTAGCGTATTAAGATATCAAATTGGCACAAACGAAACTGCCACAACAACTTTTGCATTGCCATCAGGATGGATAACACCTGTTAGTGTATTAATCAATAACGTATTCTTGACCAATGCCGAACAATACATCAACGGTGGGTTTAATGTAGTTGGCAATGATGTTGTTTTGACCAGTGCTGTTACATTGGCAGTTGGCGACATTGTTGAAATTGAAAGCAACATATTCAATCAATTACAACAAATTGTAACTACATCAGACTGGGATACGCTAAATCAAACAGCAGACAACACGCCAATTTACCAAGCACAACTTGGGTGGGATGTAGATTTATGTCCGCAAAATTGTAGCGTATACTCTGGTGCTCCGCAAAACGTCAACAATGACGCTGGCGCAGTACAGCGTAACGTTAACCAAGCTCGTGTATACGGAATAATTTCATCACCGATTGCAAACCCAGTATTGACAGCAGGTGATACAATCCGTGTTAACAATTACGAAGTTGCTGTACCAGCAATTCCTAACAATACTGTGGCTGGACTAGTTTCGGCAATTACTGCTTTGAACAACGGAATTGGTATTCCAAACGTTACAGCTTCTGTAAGCGACGATTTGTACTTTACTGCCAACGGTCTTACAAAAACATACGACATTGGCGTAACATATTCACAATATGACAGTTATACGCCAGTTGTATATGCTGGCACTGTGTTGCAAACATTAAATGTCAACTACACATACAACAACAGCACTGGCATTGTTACATTTGCTAGCGTACCAGCCGACGGAACTATAATTCGTGTGGTATCCGGCATATTGACTATCAGTGTTGTAAACTCTGCTGCTGCATTGCCAGGAACAAAATTAAATGTATTGCCTGGCCTAACAGGCACAGCATTTGCTGATATTGGTTTTGTAAATTATTCATATACACAAACTATAACAAGTCCAAACCCAAGCCAGTTTGCCCGTTTTGGATCCAGCGTTACAGTTGATTCGACTGCACTTGTCTTGGTAGTCGGTGCTCCGAACGGCAACATGTACAAGCCAGTTACATTTGATGCCGATACAACTTACTTTGACGACCGCAGTACAGTATTTTCAACTACAGTTACACAAAGTGGTGTAGCTTACACATTTGATTATTTGCCAAGTGCAACCGACACAGTTACTGACCCTGGCAAGTTTGTATTTGGCCAACAGTTGTACAACGACACAACCAACGAGCTCGACAACTACGGAACAGGTCTTAGTTACGTTACAGGTAAACTACTAGTTGGTGCACCTGGCAACGATTTAGAAGATAGCCAGTTTGCTAATTTTGGTCAAGTTGTTGTATTTGACAACCCTGACCGCACACAAGCATGGGCAGTTAAACATCAGCAAACACCAGTGGTAGATGTTGCGTTGTTAAACTCTGTTTACATGTACGATAAATTAGAATCTCAGGTTACCAGTTATTTGGATTTCTTTAATCCATTGCAAGGCAAAATACTTGGTGTTGCTCGTGAAAATATTGATTACCTTGGCGCAGTGGATCCTGCAAATTATAGCAATGGCCCAGTTCGCAATGTTGGTAATCCATGGAGCGCATCAAGAGTTGGTGAAATTTGGTGGGACACTAACTCAGTTCGTTTCATTGATCCAAATCAAGACGACATTGTTTACGCAAGCCGTCGTTGGGGTCAAACATTCCCAGGCAGCCGCATTGACATTTATCAATGGGTAGAAAGTGATGTAACACCTGCCAACTATACAGGCCCAGGAACTCCGTTGAGTTTCTTGAGTTATACCACTCGTGCTGAATTAAATTCTGAAAATATTTTTGCTACTCGTTATTATTTCTGGGTAAGAAATATTTCTACAGTCAATACTGTAGCAGGTAAAAAACTCAGTACTACTGCTATTGCAAACTATATTGAATACCCGCGTGCCAGCGGTATTGCATATCTTGCGCCATTGGATGCGAGCACTGTTGCAATATACAACGTACTTGATTTGGTAAGTGCCCAAGACACAATCCTTCACATTGAATACGATCGTTTGGTCAACAATGACAATGTGCACCAGGAATATGAATTAATTGCCGCAGGACGCGAAAACAGTTTCTTAAGCGATAACTTATATTTAAAATTACAAGACAGTTTCTCTGGTGTCAACACAGTTGGTGCTGACGTACCCGACGCTGGACTAAGTCCAGCAATGCGATATGGTGTTGAATTCCGGCCGCGTCAAAGCATGTTTGTCAATCGCTTCTCGGCATTGGAAAATTATCTTGGTCGTGCCAATACTGTATTGGCACAGTATCCCATTAGTGAAACAAAGAGTTTTGCGTTGCTCAACAGCAGAGAGCCAGAACCATCAGCAACTACAGGCGCCTGGAACAAGCGTGTTGCAGACTTAGATGAATTAAGTTATCAAAATTTAATTATTGTACCTTATGGATACAAGTATTTGGTAGCGTCAGATTCAAGCAATTCTGGATTCTGGACAATTTACGAAGTTGGCACAGGATCGTTAATTGGATCAAAAGCATTAACGTTAATTCGTGTACAAAACTACGATACACGTCGTTACTGGAGTTATATCAACTGGTACTTGCCAGGTTATAATAAAAATCTAAATCCAGTGGCTACAGTATCAAACTATTCTGGCCTATCCACACTGACATTAACTACAGCACCAGTTGGCGCTAGTGTTACAGTATCGAACATTCTGGGAACAGGTAAGTTTGAAATTTATCAACGCACTGAACTTGGGTGGGATCGCGTAGGGTTAGAAGATGGCACCATTGAATTCAGCGAGTCATTATGGAATTATACTGTTGGCAATTTTGGATTTGATGTTGAAGTGTTTGATGCCCAGTATTTTGACCAAGAACCAGTGATCGAAACTCGTAAAATTATTCAAGCAATCAACGAACAGTTGTTTGTGAACGAGTTGTTGATTGAGCGCAACCGTTCATTGACACTGATGTTTGAATACATAATGAGCGAAGTTGCAGCACCAGAATGGTTAATTAAAACAAGTTTGATTGATGTTGATCATAAAATCCGTGATTTGTTACCGTACCAGTTTTACAATCAAGACAACCAAGATTTTGTATTGAACTATATACAAGAAGTTAAACCTTATCATACACAAATTCGTGAGTTTAACTTGTCTTACAACGGTAACGATGCTTACCCCGGTTCAGTAACTGACTTTGATGTACCAGCATACTGGGATGCAACATTGACTGTCCCAGAATTCATTAGTCCAGTTCTGTTGCCATACACGCAATCAACGGCTGTCAGCAATACAAACTTCAATGCTGATACTCTTTCCAATTCAACATTGTGGGCACAATCTCCGTGGGACGAATGGTATGCAAATTACACATTGAGTATTCAAAGCGTTGTAATTACAAGCAGTGGTGCTGGATACACAGTTGCACCAACAATCACAGTAACCGGCAATTGTGTCGAACAAGCAGAAATGACTGCTATAATCAACGGAGCAGGTCAAGTAACTGGAGTCACAATTGACAATTATGGCAGCGGTTATACAACCACAGCCATAATAACATTCGTTGGTGGCAACGGAACTGGCGCCGCAGCCGCAGCAACAATGGGCAATGATCTAGTTCGTCAGATCACCACCAGAATCAAGTACGATAGATACGAATACTCGTCTGATATCGTTGAATGGCAAGCAGGCGCAAATTACGACAATGGCACTCAGGTACGTTATTTAAATCGTGTATGGGAAGCCAACGCCGATGACAGTACAGGTATTCAAAGTGACACCTTTGACCCAGATCAGTGGACAATAGTTAACCCTGCTTTGTTAAGTGGTGTTGATCGTACTATGGGATTGTATACTCCTACTGCCAACGAGCCTGGATTGAGTTTACCATTGCTGATTGACGGAGTTGAATATCCAGGTGTACAAATGTTTGGAGTGGGATACGACCAATACCCAGGATTTGACTTGGCACCGTTTGACACAGCACCTTTTGACAACTTGACATACGGCCCAGAAGGACGCCCAACTTACGATCAAACTATATTGGATGCCATTTACGAAAGTCCATATAACGATCCGTACTTGGGAACGTTGGCCACCAGCATCAACGCCGACGGCGGCGAATACATTGACACATATTCAAGTCATGCCCCAGAAGAATTAATACCTGGCAGCGAGTTTGATACACTTGATTTGCGTGTTTACACAACACCTGGTGCTGATTGGGCACGTGACGGTCATGGCTTCCGAATTGAAGTTATCAAATACAATGTAACAACACTTCCAGAAACATTTAGTTTTGCCGGAGTAGCACCAGTGCCTGCCACTATGATTGTGACAAATCAAACCACTGGCTTATTATTACACCGTGATGTAGATTACACAGTCGACTGGGCAGCCAGCACTGTTACAGTATTCAGCAGCGAAACAACCGTTGGCGATACAATTGTAGTTTCTTTATATGAAATTGGAGGCGGAAACCAGTTGCTCAAGCGTTCGTATAACGGCGCCGAAGTTGGCAACTCATTGGTAGTGCCGGTGCAGTTCTCATTGATTGAAGAATTTGCTATCTTTGTCAACGGCAACTTGATTACCAATTACACTTATGCACAAGACGGTATAAACACATTGTTGACATTTATTGACACTTATACTGCTGATGATTACTTGATGATTGCAGCTATTGGTTTAACAACATTGAGTGAAGATAGTGCAACAATAGATTACAGTTGGTCAGTTCCGGTTACTCAAAATATTGCAGGTGTTACTGGGCAATACAGTTACACGTTGACCAACAGCATGGCATACACCAACCCAGACAACGTGTACGTCACCATCGACGGACGCCGTGTCAGAACTGCTGCAGGCGCACAATATTTGGCTGATGGCACAAGTGAATATTTGTTGCCACAACGATTGGGATTTAGTCAAGCATTGATTGCTGATAACGAAGTTCGTGTGTACATGAACGATGTTCCGTTGATTCTTAATATTGATTACTTGGTAGAGCCGTATGATACTGAAACGCCACGTTCTGTGATATTTGCCACCACCCCATCGGATGGCGAAAAGATTTTAATTTGTGTAACAACCAATGCACAAGCAGTAGTAACTGGCGACCAACTGTTGTTTAATCAGTATGGTGGTTTTGTACCAGCCAATGGTGAAACTGTTTCTGTAACAAGCTGGAATGACACTCGCCAACAAGATTTATTAACTCAAGTGTATGTTGGTCCTGTTGTGGGAACACAAACGCTATCAGAACCGTTTGATAATTTAAATTTTGATGTTGGTACAGTGATCAACCAGCCAGGATCATTTGACTATAGTGCAACACAAGCAGTGTCACTCAACAATTTGTTCTTGGATCATACAAATATAGATCCAGATCGATTGTTTGTTACATTAAACGGACGTGCGATATTCAACAACGTTGATTATACAATTGTCGACAACGAAATTATATTAGCAGGTGGATACACCTTATCAGTCACTGATACTGTGATGATTACAGAGTTTACATCAAGTGTTGCTCCATTGGCAATGGCATTCCGCATATTCCAAGACATGCGCGGGGTACAAGCAACATATCGAATCACTGCTGCGACTACAACATATTTGACTCAAGCGCTGAGTGCAACAGACGATACAATTCATGTTTATAATGCTGCCGCACTTAACCAACCAAATTTAACTAGTAATATTTGGGGACTATTAACTATAAATGGTGAAAGAATTATGTACCGTAACCGTGATACTGTTGCCAATACTGTCAGTGGACTACGTCGCGGCACAGCAGGAACAGGTGCAGCCAGTCATGCCATAAACACAGATGTTTACAACATCAGTCGTGGTAATTTGTTAGAATCACAGTATCAAAACTACGTTGTGTCCAACGTGACTTATCCGTTAGAGTCTGGTATAAACTTAGGCGACGGAGTCACAACATCGTTTGTTGCTGCACTGATTGATGTGTCAGCTGCTGATAGCACTGTTGATATCGAAGCAATCGAAGTGTATGTAGGCGGCACATTGCAAACAGCGGGATACACAGTTACCAACGAAAACCCTGTAACTGTATTGTTTGATACTGCCCCTGCAGAAGGTTCAGAAGTTACTATTTTGGTTCGCCGCGGGGTAACATGGTATGCGCCAGGCGTTGGAACACCAAGCAACGGCGTTGCATTGCAAGACACTGACACAGATGCCGCAAGGTTTTTACAGGGCAAATAATCAAGGTAAATAAAGTATGAATCAAAATACAACACCACAACAGCCTGTAGCACCGGCCAAACCGCCCCAGGAAACTGGGACTATTTCTGTTGAAGGACACATTCGTATTTTTGACCCCAAAACCAAGGAAGTTATAGTGGAGAAGCGAGCATGATAATTCAGCCAGGCCTGGCCAAAATTGAAGGATTTGTCAAAATCCATGATCCCGCCACTGGCGAAGTATTAGTGGATAAAAAGAACGCAATCCATTACGAAAATATATCGTATGCAATGGCACAAACCCTTAGCAATAGAACATCTGCTCAAGGTGGCGGCTGGATATACTCAATGGCATTTGGCAATGGCGGATCTAGTGTAGACCCCACAGGTATTATTACATATTTGCCCCCAAACACAGTTGGTCAAAATGCCAATTTATACAACCAAACTTATTCTAAAGTAGTAGATGATAATTCTGCTGCCAACACAGACACTGCCAATAACAAAATGCAGGTGTTACATACTGCTGGCAAGGTATATACGGATATTTTAGTGACATGTTTGTTGGACTACGGAGAACCAAATGGACAACAAGCGTTTGATAATAGCACAAATTTCAATGGTGAATATGTGTTTGACGAGCTAGGACTTAAAACATGGAACGGAAGTGCTACAGATTTGCGCTTGATTACCCATGTAATTTTTCACCCGGTACAAAAGAGTTTGAACAGACAGATACAAATTGATTACACGATTCGTATACAAACTTTAACGAACCTTAGTGCGGCATAAATACAATTAACGGAGTAAGCTACAAATGGCATATACAATTAACTTAACTGACGGTACAATATTTGCTACAGTTGCAGATGGAACCATCAACACTTCCAGTTCAATGATTCTGGTTGGTAAAAACTACGCTGGTTACGGTGAATTTTTAAACGAAAACGTGATTCACTTGTTGGAAAATTCTTCCAACACAACAGCACCCGGAGCACCATTAACTGGTCAGCTTTGGTGGGACAGTGCTAACGGGCTAATGAAAGTCTATAACGGCTCTCAGTGGAAAACAATTTCGTCTACCACTGCTCAAGCAAGCGCTCCTACAAACAACGTAACAGGCGATTTATGGTATGATACTGTTAATGCTCAGTTAAAAGTGTGGACAGGTAGTGCGTGGCTATTAGTTGGCCCAGCATTTACATCTGGACAAGGCACAACTGGCGCCATTGCTGATTCTATTACTGACAACGTAGCAGTAAGTCACGTTGTAATTAAATTGTTCGTAGAAGATGATATAGTTGGCATTGTCAGTAAGGATGCAGCATTTACTCCGGCAAGTAGTATTTCGGGTTACACAACAATCCGTCCTGGTATTACGCTGAGTACATTAGTTGGTGCACAAGTTCCTTTATTCCAAGGAACAGCCAGTGTTGCACAAACACTTGAAGGTTACGATCCCACAGACTTCTTGTTAAAGAACGTAGCCGAAACAACAACTGGAACGTTTGCAGTATTAAACAACACCGGACTATCAGTTGGTTCTAACCAAGATATCCGTCTTGGTGTAGCTGGCACAACAGCAACGTTTTATAATCAAACCAACAACGGCAACATAACATTTAACGTTAACAAAAACAATGTACCAACCACTGTAATGACAATCAATGGAGCCACAGGCGGCATCAGTGGCACAAACATCAGCGCACAATACGCTGACGTTGCAGAACGTTTTGCAGCCGATGATGTAATGGAAGCAGGTACTGTGGTTGAGCTTGGCGGCGCCAACGAAATTACTCAAGTTACAGACGAACTAAGCGAAAAAGTGTTTGGAGTCATAAGTACACGAGCTGCTTACTTGATGAACAGTCTTGCTGGATCCGACGACACTCACCCTGCTGTTGCAATGACAGGCCGCGTCCCAGTCAACACTGTTGGGTTAGTACGCAAAGGAGACAGATTAGTTTCTGCTGGTAACGGATTGGCGAGAGCCGCTGCCCCAGGAGAAGCAACTGCGTTCAACGTAATTGGTCGTTCATTGAATGACAAATTAACACAAGAACAAGGAATCGTGGAAGCTATTGTTAAAATTAATTAATTTTAACAACAGTAATGGTTAAAATCACCCAGCGAGAATTATTCGCGTTGAAATTGATCAACTAATACAAAGGGAAATATAAAATGGCATATACAGCAGGTAGTACAATTTTAGCAACAGATTACAATGGATTTGTTAGTACAAACGGTGCAAACGTAAACGTAATCTGGGCAACCGGTACCGGAGACTCCGGTTATGGCGAGGCAGCATTAAGCACAGTGGCTGCTGCTGCAACTATCACAGCAACACAGTGGTCCACACTAAACAGTAAAATTACTTCAATAGCAAGCCATCAAGGCACTACCATTACCAGTAGAGCAAATCCAACAACAGGTGATACTATTGCAATTCTAGCAAATTTGGCCACAGATCTTTCTACTCTTCAGACCAACCGCGGCGATGCTGCTGCCAGCGGCGCAGAAACTGTTGCATTCAGTGGCACAACAAGCAAAACAACAAACACTGGGTCTGCTGATGCTGCCTGGACAATTACATTTACTCATACAGTGACTTTTGCAAGTGCTGATGCTGCACGTTATTTCTTCAACGCTGGCGGACGCATCAAATGGCAAACAAGTAAAACATCAACTGGCAATGATGGCGATGCTGAGTGGAACGACACTGCCAACACACTAGTTGGCGACATTTATATCACTGGTGGCACTGCTACACAAACTATTGCTGGCAGTTCATATACTGGTACAACCAAAGTTGGCGGTACAGGTACACCAAACCAATTACAAACAAATGTAGGTTGGTATGATTTGACCACAAGCGATACACAAATATACCAACAATACTCTGATACTGCTCCATACACCGGGCAATACATTGCTATCAACGCCAAGACAGCAGGTTCAGGAACACAATTAATATTGACCACAACTTGGGTTGACCCAGGTGGCGATGCAGCACCAGGCGGCAACAACATCATTACAGGTGGTACAGCAACTGCTTCACCATTCTCAACGTTTGGTACAGCACCTGCTACAGTGGTTACATTATTTGTACCAAGTGCCACTTACTTGACAAGTGCGTCATGGGGAACACCAACTATTGCAGCATCGGTTGCTTAATTAAACTGTAATTTTTTACCAAAAGGGCCTTCGGGCCCTTTACTTTTGTCCGTATTTGCTGTATAATAATTTTTATGAACACTGAAGAATTAATCAAAATTGGTCGCGCCCGTTTTGAACACGTGGCTGCACGCCGGTTACTCAAAGAAAAATACCAAGCCAAAATGCTGTTTGCTTACAACGGCGGCATGTGGAATGCTGAACCAACATTGTTGGTATTGCTTGCTACTGTATCTCCAGGGGATGCAGTTGTGTTGGACTTGTATGAAACCCCTATTCGGGTCAATCCAGAAGAACTGCGGGGTATTGCAATGCAGAGATGGCAAGAACAAATGAACGCATGGCTAGCTGAATACGAAGAAACAAATAAAACACGATGACTGCTGGTGCATTAATATTTGCGTTCAACAACAAGCACACTGATTATGTTGCAATGGCCAACTGGTCTGCTAAAAATATACAACGGCATTTGAATATTCCTGTTTGTCTTGTCACACGAGAAGAACCCGCTGCCGGGCATTCTTTTGATAAAGTAATACTTGCTGACCCAGCACAAGGCGGCACAAGATACTTTTCAGATTATGATTCAAATGTGGTCTGGCACAACACCAATCGCATGGATGCTTATCAATTAAGTCCGTGGGAGCAAACACTGGTATTGGATGCAGATTATGTTGTTGCTGGTAATCAGTTATCAACTGTGTTACAAACCAACAAAGACTTTTTATGTTACAGATGGGCATCAGATCTAACAGGTTTGCGTACATTTGATGACTTAAATTATTTTGGCAATAATCGTATGCCTATGTGGTGGGCAACTGTTATGATGTTTCGTCGTAGCACAGCAGTCGAATTGTTGTTTGATTCAATGCAAATGGTTCGTGACAATTGGACACACTACAGAAATTTATATAAAAACAACACGCCCACTTACAGAAATGACCATGCTCTTAGTATAGCGTTAAATACATTAAACGGGCACACATTGCAAGTTGATCAAATACCCGGAACATTGGCCAGTATTACACCAGAACACAAATTGACACAACTATCACCGGACTCATATAGAGTAGACTTTTTTACTCCTGACAAAAAACCACGTTGGATCGTATTGGGTCAGGATTTCCATGCCATGGGCAAACAACAACTGGGAGCAATCGTTGCCAATTCTTGCTGAACGTGGATATTTGATCCCGGCTATCAACACCAACACAGTGGACTATGTTGCTTGTGCAGAACAACTGGCTTCTAGCATACGAGCATGGCACCCTGACGCCAACATAACTGTTTTGACAAAAGAAATGTTGCCGTACGGCAACAAAGGTGGCTTTGCAAATGACTGGCAAGTGTTTAGAGCAAGCCCATATCGGCAAACAATCAAACTAGAAGCAGACATGATTGTTGCCAGTCCCATTGACCACTTGTGGACCATGTTTGAACATCGAGATGTAGTTGTCAGTCAAGGCTGTAGAGACTTTTATGACCAGCCCAGCAACAACCGTCGTTACCGAAAACTGTTTGATACCAACAACTTGCCAGATGTTTATAACGCTATAACGTATTGGCGTGTAAGTAAAACAGCACAAGAGTTTTTTCAATGGGTAAGAAATATATTTGAAAATTGGACAGACTTTAAAACATTGTTAAAGTTCCCAGAGGAAACGCCGTCAACTGATGTTGTGTATGCCATGGCTGCAGATATTATGGGCAGAGAACAAGTGACGTTGCCTGTGGGATATGGGCCCAGCATGGTTCACATGAAACCTGGCGTTGTTGCAACACACACTAACAATTGGACAAAAGAACTAGTATGGGAAAACACCAATCCCGGACTACGAATACAAACAGTGGCACAATGGGGATTTGTGCATTATCATAACAAAGACTGGAGGCTAGTATGAGTACAGAAGAAGACAAATTTAAACACAGCAAGCGTTTACAAAAACAAGAAAATGCTATTCATCGACAACAAGCAATTGCACTACAACACGGTGTTGATAAAAATCTAGTTGAAGATGAACCACATCGTTTTGCCAAGCATCATGTGATGGACGAGAATATTCCGCACAAGGCCAATAAAGAGTTAACTGCACAAGAAAAAAGAATGTATCAAGATATAGATACACCCAACGATCGACACAGCAACGGCATACCACCAACTGATGTTTGATTACGATTACACCTGGAGCGACTTTGTTGGCAACATTGGGGTTGTCATACTGCTCACCAGTTATTATCTTAATGTAGCTGGCAAAATAGACAGCAAAGGGTGGCAATATAATTTAGCTAATCTAATAGTGGCAGTTCTGTTAGGTATTAACTTGTACTACAAACCCAATATCAGTAGTATAATTATTGAAGCAGTATGGTTTATTATAGCGGCATACGGACTAGTTAGATATTATAAAATTAAGGTGCCAGACAATGAACGAAACTACTGAAAATTTCTGGAAAGCCTGGGCAGAGCCTGTGCTTGAGACAGCACCTATATTTTTTAGATTGTATTATGATGACCAAGGTCGGCTATTATCTTACAGCATGGAACACTTGCCAGGTAATTACATAGACATAGATGCTGCCACATACCAACTTGGTTCACGAAATGTGCGTGTAGTTGACAGCAAACTTGTACACATAACGCCAAAGAAAACAGTTGCTAAATTAGTGCCCGGCGATACAGGAACACCTTGTTTGCCTGACAACATCAGTATTGTTGTTGATCAGCAACAACCCAACATCAAATGGAGATTGACATCGCATGAATCGGATTGACATTGCAGACCTTGACTGCATTTACTTGACATACGACGAGCCACAGAAGGAAGAATTCTGGGTAAAGATTCGCAACATGGTTCCGTGGGCCAAACGTGTTGACGGAGTCAAAGGCAGTGACGCCGCACACAAAGCAGCCGCGGCCGCAAGTGATACAGAACGCTTTGTCTTGATTGATGGCGACAACATGCCAGACCCTGAGTTTTTTAACTTGACACTGGAGTTGCCAGATGCACAGTGGGAATCAGCAGTGTTTCGCTGGAGAGCCCGTAATCATGTCAACGGATTGATGTACGGCAATGGTGGACTAAGTAGTTGGACAAGAAAATTTGTCAATGATATGCAAACACACGAAGCCACAGATGGACGAACAGAAACAGAAGTAGAGTTTTGTTTTGACCCGTTGTATTGGGCCATGCATGATTGTTATTCAACAACATTTCCAAATGGATCTGCGTTCCACGCATGGCGTGCAGGATTCCGAGAAGGTGTCAAGATGTGTTTGAATGTGGGCAAGAAACCCACAGTAACCGAGTTTCGAGATCGTGTACATCAACGCAATCTCGACAACTTGACTGTATGGCACAATGTGGGCCGTGACGCCGAACACGGCATTTGGAGCATGGCAGGATCACGTATGGGCTCTTACATGACCATGCTGACAGACTGGGATTATCGTACTGTACAAGACTTTGCTGCACTTGAACAATTGTGGGACACAGTCAAAGACACTGATCCAGAAATTGTACTAAGTAAAGTAGCAGAAGATCTCGGCACTCAGTTGGACTTGCCGATGGTATGGTTTGATGAACCCACTAGCAAATTCTTTAAACACCATTACCGCAGTAACTGGCACAACCGTGGCGTTGCTGTGAGAGAAATTGATGTAATACGAAAACAAGAAGGATGGTAACATGTATCAACACGCAGAACTAGTACACTGGATGAAAAACAAAGAAGTTAAAAAATTTATTCCATCAAGTGTTGACATTGATTTAACTAACATCTGTAACCAAGATTGTTATTATTGTAATTCAGCAGAGCATCGTGCTTCAAAACCAATACAAAAAAAATACACTGAATATATTAAACTATTAGACCAATTAACCACATGGAGAGCACATACCCCTAACAGCTTTGGTAGTTTGCACACTATTACATATCCCGGTGGCGGCGAGCCAACATTATTGCCAAATTATGAAAAAGTATTAGAGCACACAATTGATCTTGGATTTTTAACTGCGTTAACAACAAACGGTACTAAATTAGAAAAACTAATTAATAATGTCAGTGTTGCAAAAATTAAAAAAATGGCATGGATTGGTATAGATATTGATGCTGGAGAAGAAGAATTGTATGAAAAAATTCGAAGAAGTTTAACTAAAAAATCTCCATTTAATAAAGTTATGCAAAATGCTAAAGAATTAGTAAAATTAGGAGCTAATGTTGATTTTAAAATATTATTAAACGAACATAATAGTACACCTACTGCATTAAATGATATTTTTTTAAAATCTCAAGAAATTGGTATACGCCTTTTGTACATACGACCGACTGTTATTGGTAATACTGCATTTCCTTTTTCTGATAATACACTGATGCTAATTGACCAACTAGCGTTAAAATATCATGTTACGGTAAAATTAAATAAAAATAAATTTTTATCTAGAAATTATAATCGTTGCCATCAAATGTTTCAATTTCCTGTATTTTGCGCCGACGGCGAAATCTATACATGTTGCGACAATAAAGGAGTTGACAACTTCTCCATCGGCCGCTGGGATCAGGGAGACTTTAGAGATATATGGCTTGGTCCTAGACATTATGAAGTATATAATAAAATTAATACACATCTGTGTCACCCATGCCGTCCAAATGCTAGTAATATACAAATACAAAATATGTTAGACAATCCCCAATTGTTGGAAACTTTATATCTATGAGTGCATTTTTTCCTATTACCGAAATAGTAGATCGGTATTCTATTGCAAAATTAAAATTTAACAAAACGAAAAACAATTTTGACGAATTACAGTTTTATCAAACTCAGATGAATTTGTATGATATTTTATGTATCAAGGACGAGTTAGAGCAGTTATACGAGATTCATTCTAATATATGGGAACTTGAATCTCAATTAAAACGCGGAGTAGAGCATCAACTAAGTCTTGACGAAATAGGAAGGCGTGCCATCAAAATTCGAGATTGGAACAATAAACGAGTATTTCTTAAAAATAGCATGGCTATTAAATTAGGGCAAGGTAATATTACAGAAATTAAAAAAGACCACCTATCTGAATAACATGTTTACTTTAATTTTATCTGACAGAATAATCTATAATCAAAAAGAATTTTTAGATTTTTTAATTGCTAGTCAAAAAAATCCAATAAATATTTCCACTAATTCCGAAGGAGCATGTTTAAGTGCCTACGGAGTATATGAATTAATTGAACAATTTGAGTATTCTGATGTCACTATTTATACTTCTAATATGTTGGAGTTGCACAATCGTTATACCATTAAAAAACAACACGGATTATTGTGGTTTAACATTAAAAAATGTGATTATGCAGACTCTCACATGTGGAATCAAACTAAAATTTTTGGTTGCTTTTATAATCGACCTACGTGGTATCGCATTGGGCTGGCAGCCAATTTAGAATATAATTTTAAAGAAATATCATTAATAAATTTTAGACGAGACCCAATGGATGAAAATCAGCGTAAGTTTTTTGATGTAAATCGATTATTTAAATATCACCCAGACAGTTTTAAATTGTTTAGTCAAGTAGTCGATCGGTGGCCTTGTACCCTTGAAAATCATAATAATTTTCGTGTTGGAACATCAACAGATACATTAACTACTCAGTTATCAAGTTTCTATAAAGATTTTTTGATTGATATTGTTGCCGAAACATGGGTCGAAGGTACTACTTTTGCTCCAACGGAAAAAACAGTCCGTCCGATGTTGTTAAAAAAACCGTTCATTATATTTGCATCACAGGATTATTTGTGTTATCTCAGACAACTAGGATTTAAAACATTCCAGACTCCTGAATCTACATTCTGGTCCGAAGATTATGATGGATATGAAGGCCGAGAACGATATATAAGAATACTGGCACTAATTGATGAATTAGCCAAAAAATCTAAAACAGAATTAGAAGAAATGTACCAAGCCATGCAACCAATACTTGATCACAACTACAATTTATTAGTAACCCAAAGTTATAATAAGACAATAACAAAAATAGTATGATACTGGCTACAGATTCTTTGCCAACATATTTTACAATAGCAACCCCACAAAATAGTCATTATGCAAAGGCAACTAATACATTTGATTTTACTAATAGAAACTCAGAAGTGTTAGTGATTACATGCGGGGATAGTTGGACATGGGGAGCTGATCTTACACCAAGCGATAATGAAGAATTTAGAGTAACTCATGCATACGGAAACATTGTTTCTGACAGACTGGGCGCTGATTGGTTAAATTTAGGGCAATCTGGATCTAACAATTTTTTTATCGCCGAGCGAATTGAGGAGTTATCTAACATTATTCCATCACTAAATTATAATAAAATTTATCTAATTTGTACATTTACTGAAATTGGTAGATCATTTAATAGTCATCACGATGTATATCTTGATTATGTAAATTGGTTTAACAACAACTCAATTGATAATTTTTTAAATTTTCTTAATGCGGAATGTGTTAGAAGAATAAAACAGGTCGCAACAAAACATAACATTAAATTAGTCATTGGTACTAATTTTATTGACGCAGTTGGAATTGATGCAGACGTGCTATTGCCATTGCCGTGGTTCCGATTACTGGACATAGACTGCCCGGTGAAAGGATATGCCGGAACTACCGGAGTAAAACGATTGCAATCAGTTACTGAATTTGTGAATGATACATCATATAAAATTTGGATGAACGAGTTGATAGATACCTCTTACTATATTGATCAAGTATGTGCATCGCCAACATTAGTTACACAACATCCTCAATCATCTGGCCATAAGATATGGGCAGAATACATATTGGAAAATATTAAATGAACAAAGGTGACGAAGTTAGCAAAGACTTTAAATCAAAGTTTTTAAGCGATGCTGAATTGATCAAAGAACAGTTGGACACTGTGAGTCCCAGCATGTGTTTGGCCAAATGGAAACAAGTCAGTCTACACCTGACCACCGGTCTCAACAACAGTTGCTATCATCCTCCGCTACATCGTATTCCTGTAGAAGCAATAGGTCGCAATCCCTCTGCACTACACAACACTGATTACAAAAAGCAACAGCGTAAACAGATGCTGGAAGGCATACGGCCTGCAGAGTGTAGCTATTGCTGGACAATGGAAGACAATGGTAAACTAAGCGATCGCCATTATAGATCTGGTGAGCCATGGGCTGCCAAGGACTTTGGCAAGATTGTCAACGCTGACTGGGATGCTGACATTACTCCCAGCTATGTAGAAGTAAATTTCAACAATGCGTGTAATCTTGCTTGCAGTTATTGCAGCCCACAGTTCAGCAGTACATGGCAACAAGAAACAGATCGCCATGGTGCTTATCCTACGTCCACTCCGCACAATGCTCCAGAACATTTTACAGGAGAACGCAAACCTATTCCAGTTCGTGAGGATAATCCTTATGTGGATGCGTTTTGGGCGTGGTGGCCTACACTATATCCAGAACTGGAACACTTCCGTATGACCGGCGGCGAACCTTTGATGGACAAAAACACATACAGAGTGTTTGACTATGTGTTGGACAATCCCAAGCCTGATTTGCACTTGAATGTGACCAGTAACTTTAGTGTAGACGAAAAACTATGGCAAAAGTATCTTGCATACACCAAACAACTGTGTCAAGAAGGTGTACTTGAACACTTTATGCAGTACATCAGTTTGGACGGATGGGGCGAACAAGCAGAATACATGCGTCACGGACTTGACTTTGACTTAGTATGGTCAAGAGTAAATCAATTCCTAACCGAAGTTCCTTACCGTAACAGCATTACATTTATTGTGACAATGAACAATCTAAGTGTTACAAGTTTGCCAAAACTGATTGCTGGCATACTTGATCTTAGAAAAAAACACAGTAGTACATATCAACGTGTGTGGTTTGATACTCCTGTGTTGCGTCAACCTGCTTGGCAAAGTTTACAACTGTTGCCAAAAAGTTATGTGGCACAGTTGGACAAATTAAAAACTTCAATGCAACACAACATCGAAACAGAAGCGACCAGATTTCACGGCTTTAAAGATTACGAAATAGCCCGTCTCGATCGTGACATAGCGTGGATGCGCAATGGACAACAGTTGGACAAAGAGTATTTGCAAACAAACAAAGCAGACTTTTATCGTTTCTTCAGCGAATCGGATCGTAGGCATGCAACAGAGTTTAATAAAGTATTTCCAGAAATGAAGTCATGGTGGGAAGAATGTAAATATTTGGCTAACAACTTATGAATAAATTATATATACAAAGTACTGACCTAACCTCGTTGTTAATCGAACCAACTGGGTATTGTAATGCCAACTGTCCTCATTGTCCTCGATATACAGATGATGGATATCTTCACGACTACATTCCTGAAGAACATTTAACAATAGACGCATTTCGACACGGCCTTAATCAAAAAAATCTTACAAATTTACAAGTGGTTAATTTTGCTGGTGCCACAGGCGACCCGATAATGAATCCAAATATCGAAGATCTAATAGAATTTTTTAATTTTGTTCCATCTATTAGATTAGATACCAATGGCAGCATAAGAAATCCTGCATGGTGGAGTAGGTTAGCAAGATTTTCCAATTTAACTGTAGTGTGGTCAATAGATGGATTAGAAGACACAAATTGTTTATATAGAATAGGAACTGATTATCAAACAATTATTAGCAATGCACAAGCATATATTTCTTCTGGCGGCAATGCTGTTTGGAAGTGTATAATTTTTAAACATAATCAGCATCAGATTGCCGAAGTTAAAAAAACTGCTAAAGCAATGGGGTTTAAAGGAATACAATTTGTCAAGGCATATGATTATAGATTTCAAGAACAAAAAGTATGGCCAGTGATGGTCAAAGGAACACAGTTACATACTATTTCTCCAAGCAGTCTGTCAGAAGATGAAATAACAGCACACTCTGTAGATCCAACAAAAATACACGAGTCATCGGGTAAATTATCAAATATTTTATGTCCATGGATGAAAAATCGATCAGCATATATTAATCTGTTAGGAGAGTTAATGCCTTGTTGTATGATGACTCACGAAACGACTAACAATTATCCCGGAAGTACCAAATTTAAAAATACAATTGGAAATTTTAAAAATATTTCGTTATACCATAATACCATGGATGAAATATTTAAAAATTATTACGGAAGTAATTTTAATCAATCGTTAATGGATGTAAACACTATGCAAGATGTCTGTGCTAAATCTTGCAAAAATGCAATCGTTGATAATTCAAAAATCATTGGTTTTCGAGTGCCAACAAAAAATCATGACAACAATTAATAATATATTAGTAAATGGCTGTAGTTTTAGTCGAGGACCTATTGCCTGGCCTTATCATCTTAAAGATGTAGATGTAGTCAACTTGGCCTGTGCTGGTGCAGGCAACGACTACATATTCAATTCAACTATTGCAGAATTAAGCCATCGACAATATGATTTTGTAGCTATAATGTGGACTCAACCATCTCGTCTCGACGTTAAAGTAACCGACATAACTCAATTTAGTGACTCGCCGTATACTAGTGCATTTCAGTCTGCTTGCAATGACTGGGCAGAGAAAATAGTTGAACCAGTAAACGACCAAGACTATGTAGAAAAAGATTGGGTATACGGTTGTGGATTTTTAAATAAAGATCCAGCATTATTAAAAACAAAGTTGTTTGACCAAGTGTACTACTATCAAGACGACACTCAGTTTAATCATCTAACACTTGTAAAAATGATTGCTATGCAAAATACGCTAAAACAAATGGGTATTCCTTATTTGTTTACTTACTTCTGTGACTACGAGAATGACCTAGCAAAAATACCACACTTGTATAATATGTTAGATAAGTCTTGTATCTATAATAATGAAAACATCTATACTATAACAAAAAACAACAATTGGTTCGACGATGACGGACTGCATCCCGGGATTCTAGCACATCAGCGTTGGGCTGAACTAATTGCACCGTTTATCAAATGATAAACAATCGTAAATTAATTGTTGATGTCAACTGCGGAGTGGTTAACGAACTCACACACTTTGTAGATGATAAATTTTACGACCTTGAAAAACATACTCTTGTGCCAAGCGCCGTATACCTAATAGGGTATGATCAAACTCGGCAGCATCTTGAAAAAATTGTAGAGTTAGTAAAAAATAATACTATAAAAGTTATTTTTACTGAACCAGTTGAAGGGTCTGATACTGCAATAAATCATTGTACAAATGCAGGAATACTTGATTTAATCAAGGAAAGAAAAGTATTATTATTAACTGGCGGCGATGTGCCAGTTGAATATCCGCATTTAACATACGATATTTTTCTTACTAAAGTATTAGATTATAGCGAAAATATCAAAGCCATACAAAATTATAAAGACAGCTACTCAACAGACAGACCTTATAAGTTTTTGTTTTTAAATGGGCAAGTTAGATATCATAGAAAATATATGATAAACCAACTGTCGGCACTGCTCGATACCGCCTTATGGAGTAACTTAGACGCTGGAAATGGTCCTATAAAATTATTGGAACAACAATATGAACTTGGTCGATTCAACGTTGACTTTCCTATAACTGATAAAAATGTAAAAAGTAAATTGTTTGGAACTGGGATATGGGGAGATATAATACTAAGCCCAAAACAATATACCGATACTTATTTCAGTTTAGTAACAGAAACAGTACACAAATATCCGTACAGTTTTAGAACAGAAAAAATTTGGAAACCCATTGCCATTGGGCATCCTTGGATTGCAGTAGCCAATCAAGGATTTTATAGAGATATGCGTAACCTTGGATTTCAAACTTTTGGACATGTGATTGATGAAAGTTTTGATTTGATAGAAAACAATCAAGATCGATTAGAAAGAGTCAGTCAACTTGTCCGGGATCTATGCCAACAAGACCTTGCAAGTTTCTTAAATGAGTGTTATAATGTATGTAAATACAATCAACAACATCTTGCCGAAATGCGAATAAAAGTTCGGTCCGAGTTTCCTAAACGCTTCCAACAGTTTGTAACCAACCATATCAATGAATGATTTAGATTTTAAACATCAAGTATTAGATACCAAAAGCGCCAGTTTTTGTGCTGCCAAATGGTACAACGCCACCATTTGGTTAGGTAGTGGCATGACCACAAGTTGTCATCACCCACCAGCACACAAAGTTGATGTACAAGAAGTAAAGTTTAATCCCAAAGCATTGCACAACAGTTTGCAAAAGAAAGATGACCGCAAGAAGATGTTGGCAGGTAAACGTCCTGCAGGGTGTGAGTACTGCTGGAAGATCGAAGACATGGCAACTGATGCCGTTAGCGACCGTGTTTATAAAAGTAAAATATATCCTTTAGTAGCACTGGATGATGCTTACAATACTCCTTACACAGAAGATGTAAATCTTCGCACACTTGAAATTGCGTTTGACCGAACGTGCCAATTTGCTTGTAGCTATTGCAATCCTGCTTTCAGTAGCACTTGGGTCAAAGATATCAAACGTCATGGTGCTTACACAGCCCTTGAATCTGACGGACGAAATCACTTTACACATGCTCACGACAGTGCTCAGTTGTTCAAGTACGGTGAAACAAATCCGTATGTAGAAGCATTCCACAAATGGTGGGAATCCGACCTGCATAAGACATTGCAAGAACTGCGAATAACCGGCGGCGAGCCAATGATGTCAGGTGAGACTTGGAAACTAATTGATTGGTTTAACAAAAACAAAGGTAAGAGCACCACACGTTTGGCAATCAATAGTAACTTAGGCGACGGTGTTGACGTAGATAGACTACTGCATTCAATTGATGGTGTTTACGAATTTGATGTATATACTTCAAATGAAAGTGTTGGTGCACAAGCCGAATACATTCGCGACGGACTCGACTGGGACCTATGGTTAGCCAATATGGAAAAACTCGCATCAAGCGGGAAACTACATTGGTTACACGTGATGTGCACAATTAATGCATTGTGTCTTGACAGTTTGCCTGAATTCTTAGACAAGCTACTAGACATGAAAAGCAGATATACCAGAGATTTTCCCATGTTTACCTTAAATATTTTAAGATTTCCTAGTTTCCAATCACCGCTGGTGTTGCCATCCGAAATAAGAACAAAATACAAAAACAAATTAGAACAATGGCTTGAAAAAAATAAAAACAGTGCATTGTTACACGAACACGAAATTAATCATGTACAACGGTTAATTGATTATTTAGATGTTGTTAAAACTCCGCATTCGGACTCGTTCGAGATGCCAAAATTATTAAATGATTTTAAACAGTTTTATACTCAGTATGATCAACGAAGGAATAAAGATTTTGGAAAAGCATTTCCTGATTTAAAAGAATGGTATGACAGCTTACAAATACAACAGCAGTGATTTAGTAAAACCAACGGAGTTAACAGAACGCGAAGAATTTCTATTAAAAGATTCTAAAACGTTTTGTATCTATCCTTGGATACATGTACACGCATATCCAACAGGCGAAGCATATCCTTGCTGTCATGCCGAAATGAACGTGGGACAAATTGGCAACTGCAAAACAAACACACTAGCAGAAATTTGGAACAGTCCTGAGCAACGACAACTGCGAGTTGATATGTTGACTGAGACACCCAATGCTGCTTGCGGTCGATGTTACGAACAAGAAGAGTCTGGATTCTTTAGCGGTCGTCGAAGTGCAAACAAGCATCACGGACATCAAGTCAACCGGGTAAATGCCACTGACAACACTGGACACACTGAGCAGTTTGAAATGACATACTGGGATTTGCGGTTCAGTAACTTATGTAATTTAAGTTGCAGAAGTTGCGGCCACATCTTCAGCAGTAGTTGGTACAAGGATCAAACTGTGTTGGCAGGTCCTGCATGGGCAAAACAAAACAAGCCATTAAACTATGCTGGCCGCTTTGCCACCGACATGTGGGAACAACTGATTGAACATATCGATCATGTGGAGCAAATTTACTTTGCAGGCGGCGAGCCCTTGATGATGGAAGAACACTACTTGATTCTAGAAGAACTAGAACGCAGAGGACGATTTGATGTTAGACTAATATACAACACCAATTTTACACAAACACGTCTTAAAGATCGCACTGTGTTTGATTACTGGCGAAAGTTTGACAGTGTAGCAGTTGGTGCAAGTTTAGATGCAGCTGGCGCACGTGGAGAGTATATCAGAAAAGGTACCGACTGGGCTGTGGTAGAAGCGAACCGTCGAGAAATGATGGAGATATGCCCCAAGGTAGACTTCTATATTAGCCCCACACTAAGCATTATGAACGCAATGCATTTACCCGACTTCCATAGAGACTGGGTAGAAAAAGGCTTGTTGAAGCCGCAAGACCTTAACGTAAATATACTACAAGATCCTGCTTATTTGCGAATTGACATTGCAACAGCCGAATACAAACAACAAATACAAACCAGATACGAAGAACATTTAGAATGGTTACGCCCATTGGACCATTTAACTCGTGCCACAGTTGGTTTTGAAAGTGCTATTACATTTATGAACAGCACAGACAATACACATTTGCTAGACACATTCTGGCGCAAGACACATGAGCTAGACAGCATACGCTACGAAAAGCTATTAGACGTAATACCCGAATTGAAAGCACTTACATGAATATACCGCACGATACATTCTGCGTGTTACCTTGGATCAGCTTAGAAGCCAGTCCCGTCGGCACTGTACGCCCATGCTGTTTGGCAATGGATGAGATTGAAGACGACAACGGAGACAAGTATAAATTAGCAAACACTAGTCTAATAGAAATACAAAATAGTCAAGCAATGCAAACGTTGCGTGAAGATTTTCTTGCTGGTAAAAAGCCACAAAATTGCCGTCGTTGCTGGAATGAAGAACGAGCCGGTCGTACCAGCAAACGCATGCATACACTGGACAGACTCAAACACATGATTGACGAAAATGTGTCATGGTCCACGGATGCTATGCCGTTGATGTTTCTTGATCTCAAACTGGGAAACATTTGCAACTTGAAATGCCGTATATGCGGATCGTGGAGTTCAAGCCAGTTTGCAGCAGAAGAAATCAAGTTCAATAAAAAAGAAGAGACCCGCGGCAGCTTTGCTTATAAAATGCTCAAGGATGGTGCATGGCCAAGAGAAAGCGCAGAGTTTTGGGATGACTTAGACCAGCACTTGGACAACATACGTTATATTGAGTTCACTGGTGGTGAACCTTTCATGATCAAAGAACACTTCCAACTGCTACAAAAACTAGTGGATACAGGTCGTGCAGGCCAAGTTGAAATACATTACAATACCAATGGTACACAGTACCCTGAGGAAGGCGAAGCAATTTGGAAACATTTTAAACATGTTGAAATTGCACTAAGCATTGACGATGTTGAAGGTCGTTTTGAGTATCAACGTAGCAATGCATTATGGTCAGAAGTAGTTGCAAATACAGAACGTTTCCGTCAACTACGCAGCCGCAACAACAATATCACATTGCAAGCATGCTGTACTATCAATGTGTTCAACGTGTATTATCTTGAAACAGTGGCCAATTGGTTAGTGCAACAACAGTTTGATTTTATATACTGGAACATGATGCATGATGCTTATTATTTTAGTATCAGCACACTGCCGGAAGCGGCCAAAGCAGCAATCACCGAAAGATTGACCACAGCCAATGTGCCTGATAAAATCTTAAAAGAATTTGTCAGTGCCGCAGAGTTTATGAATCGCGGCAACAGTTTAGACGGCCAGTTGTTGCGAATGAATCTACTTGACCTTGACCGTAAACGTCAACAGAACTTGGCAGATATAGAACCAGAATTTGCAGCATTGATCGACTATGTCAAAGCCTGATATCAAGCCGGACACGTTATGTATGGCGCCGTGGACTCACACTTATCTGAGTCCGCAAACAGAACGTAGACTGTGTTGTGCCAGCCGCGAACCTGCACAAAATTTTGAACAGTACATTGATACCAGCGCAGGCACAGGCAAATATATTCCCGTCACACTGGACCAACATTGGAACAGTGAGCACATGCGAAGTGTACGCCGTCGTATGATGGCAGGCGAAACAATTCCAGAATGTGATGTATGCAACAGCAAATTGCTAAACACTGATGTTTACCGTAGCTATTTCTGGGCAATGTTCAAACATAAGTACAACAGCATTTGGGAAACTACTGATGCTGATGGCAGCACAAGCATGCTGCCGGTCAGTTGGGATTATAGGTTTAGTAACTTGTGTAATTTTAAATGCCGCATGTGTGGGGATATGTTGAGCAGTTCGTGGGAAAGCGAACAACGCCAGCATAATATGATCAACTGGTCTGATCCAAAAAACAATTGGATGCAGCCAGCAGTTAGAAAGGATATAGCGGCGTTTCAAGACCAACAAATTGAAGCAGAGTTTGCTTCGGCAGTAGAGCAACACCGTATAGAGGAAGTGTACTGGGTCGGCGGAGAACCACTCATGTATGAACAGCACTGGCGCTATATGAATCGCATTGTTGAACTTGGTGACGGCCCAAGAGTATATGCACGATATAACACTAATTTGTCTCGGACTAGCTACCGGGGTATTGATCTATTCGATAATATTATTAATAATCTACGCGACTGGCAAATATGCGCAAGCCTCGACGGAACGGGCCCGATTGGCGAATATATTAGAACAGGCCTTGACTATAGTAGCTGGCGCAAAAACTACGATAGAGCAGTTACGGCAAGCACTCACAGAAGACAAACAAGAATTGACTTCACACTCACCTTGCCTGGAATGTTCGAAGTTGGGAACATTGTGCGACTTGCACAAGAAACCAACACAGACATCTTAGCCAAGGTAGTATTTGCTTTCACGCCGGACATTGTGATGAGCCCACTGGCCTTGCCCAGGCATTTACTTGATCCTTGGATTGATGAACTGGTAACTACTTGTTCAGGAGCAATGCAAGATGTACTGATGCAATTAAAGACTCGGCCTACGTTTGAAGAACAATGGCCAGACACATGGAAACAAGGCATTGCCAACGGCAAGCGCCGCGTATTAAAGTTAGAACAAATTCGCGAAGATAAATTTACAATGGCTGATATACTGGCCGGACGCTCTGAAATATTAAAGTGGTGGAATCAAATTGACTGTTAAAATTGTATTGCGGAATCCGCTGAAGCACAGCGATCAAGTTGACTATACCGTAGTACCAGCTGACAACGCACTTGCTCAAGACTGGATACCTGCATTAAAAACATTGTTGCAATCTAATAATCTATTGGAAAAAAACTTTTGTTTTATGGGCTTTCCTAAAACAGCTCGCACACTTGAGTATTTGTGCAACGAAGCAAATTTGGCTGCCAAAGTTATTAATAACTTTTTTGATGATTACACAATCGAAGAAGTACTACGCCCGGAAGACTGCGTAGCATTTGATTACGCAGATAACGGTCCCAATCACGAAGTGTTTAATCGATTACACAACCACTTTGAAGTGTTGCAAGGCACAGTAAGCAATCTAAGCAGTTATTATCATCGTGCTGACTACAACACAAAGTATGCTATAAGACAGCTCAACAATACGTGTCACGAAATGGAAACACTGATTCTTAGTCAGCGCAAGTTAGCAACCAATCCGTATTGGGTACGGCCAAGTCAAATCACTACATTTTTAGCAGCACCACGTTACGATCTTAAATCAATACATAGATCAGGATTTACTATAAACGGTTATGATCGTGTGCTGGGCGGCGTTTACATGCACTGGGCACAGATTGGTAAAACACTATTTGAAGTATTCCGCGACGAACATGCGCCAGTGCTAACCGACACAGTATGCGAAGCTATTACAGAATTAAAGTACTACAGCGGCGAGTTTGACATAGAATGGGGTAATGATATAGTGTACGGTGGCAACGCTCCGTGGCACGATGCAGAACAAGATCGATTCCGAGAATGGCTAATTGCCAACGGTCGCGACCCAGAAGATAACTCACTGAGCTTAGGATACTTGCCGATTGGACAAGTGTTGTTACAACAAAGTTTTGGCACAACCGATTACCAAGCCATTTGGGATATACTGGGTTCGCATTTAGATATATACAAGATAGAAATAGATGGTATCAGCAGTACATTTGACTACTGCTGGACAGATGAAGACTACAAACAACAACAAATTGACATGATGCGCCCGGGCTATGACTATTCATCAAGGAAAACAATATGAACTGGATTAAAAACTTAATTAACCGTATTCGATTAGAAATACGCTATCGCAAAAAACTTAAAGAACTTCGTAAACGAGATCCTTTCATCTACAAATGACATTAAAAAAGTACCTGGGCATTAGTGCAGGATTTCATGATGCTGCTGTCAGCATGATCGATTCGGCCGGCAACATACTATATGCTGGCCATGCAGAACGTTACAGCAAGCGTAAAAATGATGCTCATTTAAACGACGACATGGTTTCGGCAGCACTGGCACACGGCACACCTGATGAAGTAGCGTATTATGAGCGGCCGTGGGTTAAAAAAATACAACAGCTTTATTCAGGACAGTACAGTGAAGCATTTGACACTAACTCTTTTACTCTTGGTCAGTATCTCTGTAAACATTTATCTCCTGGACAAAATCTCAACACTTTACTCGGTGTTAGACACAGTTATAACAATCATCACAAGTCCCATGCCGCCGCTGGATTCCAAACCAGCCCCTTCGAAAAAGCAACAGTGGTTGTAATAGATGCAATTGGCGAATTAGATACAATATCGATGTGGGGTGCAGAATATGATAAACATGGTCAAGCAGTATATAAAAAACTTTGGGTACAAAATTACCCACATTCAATTGGACTGTTCTACAGTGCAATTACCAAGCGGTTGGGCCTGCACCCATTGGACGAAGAATACATAACCATGGGCATGGCTGCTTATGGCAGGCCAGCATGGGAAGATCATTTGAAGCATGCGCTGATCGACAACGAGTGGGATGCGACATTTAAAGAAAATTTACATATGGGCTTGCCTGACACTTTTCTTAAAGATGCTGACAATTATGATATTGCTGCCAGCGCACAACAACTGTGTGAAAATTTGATATACAATGTCATGCGACGTGCTAGAGACTTTGGCTGGAGCGATAACCTTGTGTACATGGGCGGCGTTGCACTAAACTGTAGTGCCAACAGAAACTTAGGAGACTATTTTGATAATATTTGGATCATGCCTAATCCTGGCGATGCCGGTAGTAGCCTTGGTGCTGCTGCTCTGGCGTTTGGCGGCAGGATCTCTTGGAACAATGCTTTTCTTGCC